ATATTATTCGCATATGCATCCCATTATTATTTGTAAATCATTCGCAATTGCAAGGCATTATCATGTGAAAACGACTACCAAGTGTTAATGAGAACCATTCGCATTTGGCAGAGACAGGGAAAAACCCCAGAAAACGGGGAAGCCCCCCACCCAAAAACAAAAAAAAACGCCCAGAGCCAAACCATGCCACATGTAAAATTTTTATTTTTTCAACTTGGTGTGTAGTATGTGTGTGTTTCATCCCAGATTCGGGGATTCAGATTTCGGCATAAGAAAATAAAAGTAGGATACTATACTTCATATGGTATAATATTGTTTCATTACAAATGAAGTCTTAAACATACCTAGAATACTAGTGAAGATATACTACACACTACTTACTACTATAAACAATCACTAGAATATTCTAGGTAACAGCCAAAACAATATTTGAATTCTGGTATAATACTAAACTTATGGCAAACAAAGGAAACATCTTAGCTGATTCTGAACAAGAAATCAGAGAAATTGAGAAAGAACTCGAAGAAGAGCTTAGATATGCGGTAGCATCTGCTAAAGGTATAGTACCTGCTGATGCTGTAATTAAAATTGAGCGTAAGAAAGGAAGACCAACTGGTGGACTCAGTAAAGAATCTAAGTCAGCAGGTGGTAAAAAGTCTAGAATTAAGCGTGGACAGACATATAAGCCTACAGATGACGATTATTCTAAAGTAGAAGAAATGGTTACTATAGGATTAGACCAGCATACTATAGCTAAAGTTATGGGTATTAGTAATGCTACTCTAAATAAATATTATGCACACAATTTAGCAGTAGGTAAAGAGAAAAGAACTGCAAGAGTTGCAGGTGTTGCGTATGAAATGGCTGTTAGTGGTGAATCCCCTAGCATGACTACGTTTTGGTTAAAGACTCAGGCCGGATGGTCTCCAAAACACCACGTTGTTGTAGAGGATAGGCAGTTTGATATACAATGGGCCAACGATGAGGCTGACATTGCAGACGCAAATCAAATATTAAGGAACAAGGATAGCAAAGTACACTAGTATTTATGCAAGAGGAGAGGAAATCCATAGTAATTCCCTATACACCTAGGGATTTACAGAAACACTTACATACTAATCTAGATAGATTTAATGTAGTTGTATGTCACAGGCGATTTGGTAAGACTGTGTTTGCTATAAACCAGCTCATAAAAAGTTCTGTAGAAGATATACAAGCCGGCAAAAGACAGCCACGCTATGCATACATAGCACCGTTGTTTAAGCAGGCAAAGACAGTAGCATGGGATGAATTAAAAAGATTGTGTGCTGTGTTTCCCGAAGTAAAGTTTAACGAGGCAGAACTAAGAGCCGACTTTATGGGAGCAAGAATACAGCTATATGGTGCAGATAATTACGACACTCTCAGGGGAATTTATTTAGACGGTGTAGTATTAGATGAGTATGCCCAGATGAACCCTAAGATGTTCTCAGAGGTTATAAGACCGGCACTCTCAGATAGGAAAGGTTATGCCATATTTATTGGTACACCTAAAGGGAAAAACGAATTTTATGATTTATACCACTCTGCCCCAGAGAAGAAGGGATGGGCTAGATTCTTATACAAGGCGAGTGAAACAGGGATACTAGATGATGAAGAACTGGAACTTGCGAAACAGGATATGGCAGAGACTGAATTTGAACAAGAATACGAGTGTTCTTGGTCTGCTGCACTTAGAGGTGCGTATTATGCTAAAGAGATTGAAACTGCTTATGAAGAAGACCGAGTGGGGAAAGTCCCTTATGACCCGTCTAAACAAGTAGTAACAGCATGGGACCTTGGAGTCTCAGACGCAACCAGCATATGGTTCTGTCAGTTTGTTGGTAAAGCAGTACACGTTATAGATTATTATGAAAACTCTAATGAAGGATTGCCTCACTATATAGAGGTACTAAACAGAAAGGGTTATCATTATGGTGCACACATAGCACCGCACGATATAGTAGTTAGAGAATTTTCTACTGGTAAGTCAAGACGAGACCTAGCATTTGACCTAGGCATAGACTTTCAAGTAGCACCAAAGTTAAAAGTTATGGATGGTATTGATACAACTAGAACTTATTTAAACAAGTGCTGGTTTGATGAAAGCACTACCAAGAAAGGACTAGAAGCATTACTACAATATAGAAGTAGTTATGATGACAAGAAAAAGATTTGGTCGCAAAGACCAGTCCACGATTGGACATCACACGCCAGCGATGCTTTTAGGTACTTGTGTATAACAGATGTAGTGTTCACAGGTAATGATAGTGTCTGGGGAAGGGAACTCCCCGAGACTGATTTAAGTTGGATAATATAAGGAGAAGTATATGAATCCGAAATGGTTAGAAAATAAAATATTAGAAATGGCACAGGACATTAAAGACCTCAAACACATTATGAAAACAGTCAGTATGTCTACGCCACCACCTAAAGAAACAAAATACCCTATAAATAAAGGTAAATAATTTATGGCAAAAATGACAAAGCGTGAGCTATCTGCTCACCTAGAGCAAGAAATTAACTCTGCTCTAGGATACAAAGACGGAAAGCTGACAGAACAACGCTCTGACGCACTAGACCGATACTACGGTAAAAGGTATGGTAACGAGCAGGAAGGTCGCTCACAAATTGTCACCAGAGACGTAGCTGATGTAATTGAATGGATTATGCCTAGCCTTATGAAGATATTTACTTCAGGGGATAAAGTAGTACAGTTTGAGCCACAAGGTCCTGAAGATGTAAAAATGGCAAAGCAGTCAACAGATTATGTAAACCATGTAATCATGAGACAAAACCCAGGATTTTCTATTATATACCAGTGGTTTAAAGATGCACTGTTACAAAAGAATGGTATAGTCAAACACTACTGGGATGATACTAGCGAAACATTAAGAGAAGAATATAAAAATCTTACTGAAGAAGAATTTACTGCACTTCTATTAGAAGATAATGTAGAAGTATTAGAGCATACTCCCAGTAATTTAGAAGATAGTGATGTTATTTCGTTACAGCCACAACAAATAACACACGATGTTGTAGTTAGCAGAACATATGACGATGGTCAGGTTAGAATAGAAGCTGTACCACCAGAAGAATTTTTAATAAACAAGTATGCCAAAACAATAGAGGATGCTCGTTTTGTAGGACACAGGGTAAAAAGAACTAAGTCTGAACTAATAGAACAAGGCTACCCTAAAAGTAAAATAGAAAATATATTTAGTAATGATGAAGCAGATTACAAAGCTGAAAGACTATCTAGATTTTCACAAGAACAAGACAATGCACCAGAAGGTGACATTGACGATGGAATTTGGGTTACAGAATGTTACATGCGTGTTGACTTTGACAACGATGGCATTGCTGAACTAAGAAAAGTAACGAAGGTTGGAGATGAACTGTTAGATAATGAGGCTGTGGATAGTGTTCCCTTCTCCTCCCTTACACCTATACCAATGCCTCATAAGTTTTACGGTCTGAGTATTTATGACTTAATCTCCGACCTTCAACTCATTAAGACTACACTAATGCGTAACTTGTTAGACAATATGTATCTAACAAATAATGGGCGATACGAGGTAGTGGAAGGTCAAGCAAATTTAGATGACCTAATGACTTCTAGACCGGGTGGTATTGTAAGAGTACGCACACCGGGTGCTGTCAACCCTCTGGGAACACCACAACTAGACCAGAACTCTTTTAATATGCTAGGGTATTTAGATAGCATTAGAGAAGAACGAACTGGTGTTAGCAAGAACTCAATGGGTCTATCTGAGGGTGGTTTAAAATCCCACCAAACTGCTACAGGTGTCGGTCAAGTTATGACTGCTGCACAGCAAAAAATAGAATTAATAGCTAGAATATTTGCTGAAACAGGAATGAAAGACCTAGCTAAATCTGTATACATGCTAGTGCAAAAGTTTGAAAAGCCTGAAAAATTAATTAGGTTAAACAACGAATGGACTACTTTATACCCACATGAGTGGAAAACTAAAATGGATTGTACTGCACAAGTTGGTCTCGGGTTTGGTAACAAAGATATGAACCTAATGCATTTAGGAAGGTTGTCACAAACAATACAAATGATTGCACAACACCCAGCAGCAGGCATGTTACTTAAGCCTAAAAATGTATACAACCTAGTAGCTGAGCAGATAAAAGCTATGGGCATGAAGAATGTAGATGATTTTATTACAGACCCCGGAGACCAAGACGTTCAACAACAACAAGGTCCTAGCCCAGAAGAACAAGCTAAGATGCAAGAAGCACAGCTTAAGCAACAAGAACTACAAGTTAAAGTACAAAAAATGCAACAAGAAGCTGCACTTAAACAACAAGAAATGCAACTAGATGCACAAACATCACAGCAAGATTTGGAACTTAAACAACAAGAAGCTAGTGTGGACATGCAAATTAAAGCACAAGAACTCGAAATTAAAAAAGCAGAACTTGCACTCAAGCAACAAGAACTTGAACTAGAAAGACAACAAGAACGAGCAGTTAAAATAGGGAACTGATTATGGGAAAGGGAGAAGAGATAGCAAGGGCAGACCAAGCTAAACAAATTTTAGAACATCCTCTTTATGTAGAGGCTTTGTCCACAGTCAAGGAAGCATTAGTACAATACTTACTTGATACCAAGGTTGCCGAAGAAGTGGAAAGAGATAGATTATATATAACAATCAAAGCATTGGATTTAGTTAATCAACACATAACATCAGTGCTGGAGACAGGCAAACTTGCTGAAAGGGAGCAAGAAGATTTTTTAACACAGTAGAGGAGAACAACCTATGGATTCTGCAGAGAACACCCAAGAAGGTAGATTTGAAAGAGTAAG